TTTCCAGCGCCTCTATAAATTCATCTTCAAAGGCTTTTTTTGCATCATCAAATACATTTAAGCCCCTTTGATAACCTTTTACCTCTCCACTTTTAGTCACTATCTTATGACCGTACTCAATTAAATGAGCGTGTGGGGCTTTTGAGTACACCCTACAAGCAAAAGCACCATCAAATTTATATACTTTACCAGCTTTTATCCCTCTGATATAGTTTCCTGTCCTCTTTTTTGTCTTTCTTTGTGCCACTTCTAAGGTCTTTTTTTGTAAAGCTTTACCTTGCTTTTTTAAAAACTTTCTCGCCTCTGTATTTGTCAAAGCCTCGTTTAATTTTAATAGACTTTTTTCATAATCATCAAAATCACTCATCAATTTATCTCCTTATAAGTGTTGCATATACTTCAAGGTAGTTATTAGTGTTAAAATTTCTAATAATATGATTTATCTCATATTTCTCGCCCTCAAACATAATATAGTCTGTATGTTCGATGTCTGTTTTTCTAATTATTATTTTAAATTTGTTTTCGACCCTTTCGGTTTCTGCCTCCGCTCCCTTTACACCTGCGCCCGCTGGCACTATATCTGCCCATACTTTTTTAAGTAAGGTATCTTCAAAAGTATCTCCAAGCTTTCCAGCTACAAGGGTACGTCTATATATTTCAATTCTATTTTTCAACTTACTTGCGAGTGACATTCTTTGCCACCCCCATTTTTATTTTTAATAGCAATTTGTCCAAAACGGTATTTGTTCTTTGTTCTTTCTCTTCGCTTGTCCGCGTCTCAAACCTATCAGCGATTATTAATAATTGTGCCATTTTGTAGGATTTTGACGGGTTTTTCCCGTCATCTCCTGTACTGTTTTCTATCTCTTCCCGGCTAAATTCTATTAAGTGTTGTATTGTGTCATCTTCGTCATCAGTATCAACCCTTAAATACTTTTTAACCTCTTCTAGTTCTAAACTCATTTAGCACCTCTTTTCATTTTCGCAAGCTTGCGAAATTATTTTTTCTTAGTAGTTCCCCCTTTTTGCTCTCCCTCTGTTTCTGTTGATGCCTTGCTTTCTGTTTGTTCCTCTTCTACTTCTTTCTCTTGTTGTAATTTTATCAATTTCTCCTCTACAAGTTGCTCAATTAAAACATCTAAGTCAACACTTTCGCTAAGTTCATTTACTGCCTCTATTGCTGAAAAGTCTAGCTCACAAGCTATCATTGCCCTTTCATCAAATTTTTGAACATCAAATCTTGTGATAGCTCTTAGCCCTGTTGTATTTGTCTTAAAACTATCTCCCCCCGTTTGAGTAGACAATAGCGTCATCGCCTGTCTATCGAATAGCGTTATAAACTCTTCCATATCTCCTATGAAAATTTTTGCTTTTTGCCCCTCTGTTTTCATAACTTCGTTAGGCACTTCCACAACCGGCACACTATCAATCATTTTGCCTGTCGCTCTTTTCGGGTCGCTTTCAAGCAAGTATCTACCTATCGCGTCTTTTTCTTTTGAAAAATGAGTAAACGCATCAGAGTTCATATAAACTTTAAGTGTTGGTTTAAATACAGCGTTTATCTTTGTATTAATAGCCATTTTTAAATCATCAACCGTCTTAACAGGTGTAGGCGACGCAATAGCGTTTAGTATTTTTAATACCTCTCTATTCTCTGTTGTATTTGTTTTTCTCGCTAACCATTTATTGATATATTTTTCTAAATTTACATCACTGTCATTTTTTAAGTTATTAGGAATTGGTAATATTCCCCCATAATCTTTTATTGAATATGATATATTAACAAACTTAGGCGATGTAACATCTGCTATTTCTCCACCGCTTGTTATATCAGCAAATCCCTCATCTTCCGCATCTTTTTCCATCACTCTTGACCCTGTCATCGTTGTTACAGGCTCAATTGTTATATAATCTCTAAATGCGAAAGTATGCTTTTTTAACTCATTAATAGCTGTTTGCTGGTCGTTAGGTATTAAGTATCCCCCGTCCTCTCCCGATGATGATGATAGCTTATTTTTAGCTGTTAAAATTTCATCATTAGCAAGTGTATTTTTCCCTCTTACCATATTGAAAAAAGCTTTTTTATATGCCTTTTCTGCATCCTCATCTTGTGGCAAGTCTATTCTTTTTCCTGCCTGTCCTGCTTGTACTTTATCCATCGCCGATAACACTTCTAGTTTTTCGTTTTCCGCCTCAATTTCTCTTCTTATTTGCTTTAACTCTTCCGGTGTCGCTCCCTCTTTGTCCATTAAAACTTTAGCTTGTGCCTTTAATTCTGTTATCCTTTGTTTAATCTCATCTTTTGTTTTCATTAGATGCCCCCTTTTGTAATTAATAATAAGTTTAACTTTTCCTTTTCAACCTCTAGTTGTTTCTCATTTTCTCTTTGTCCATTTGATAACATAGCTTTCACATTGTCTGGCATATTTTTTAACCTGCTAACATCTCCAGCTTTAGCATATACTTGTTTCGCTCCTGAGAGCTTAACATCAAATATTTGTGATGCCTCTATACCTGTAAGCCACGTTTCATCTGTCATCATTCTCAATATATCATATCTTGTCATATCTTTTTTTATAACCTTTGTCATATAGACATCAGCTATAATATCATCAAGCTTATTTAAAAACTCAACCGCTTTTTGCATATCTTGTGAGTTTCCAGCCTGTACACACCACGCCCTGTGTATCATTAGTTGAGCATTATCAGCTATATATATCTCATCGCCTGCCATAGCAATTACTGACGAAATCGAGCCAGCTATCCCATCTATGTATACCCTTTTAGTGTTAGGGTAGTTTTTTAACAT